GCAATCTTGCTCGCGGCAGCGGAGGCGATGGCGGCGACCTTGTGCGCGACGGTGGCGGCGGTCGCCTTGACGACGTTCGCCACCCAACTGAGCGCAGCCTTCGCGCCCGACACGAGGCCGTCTGTGACCTTGCGCAACGCGCCGCCCATCGTGCCGAGCTTCCCGCTGAAGGCCGACTGAGCGACCTGTGCGTTCTTGAACCCGCCGCTCAGACGCCCGAGCGCGCCGACCGCGCCGCCCGCCGCCTTGCCGATGCCGCCGATGGCCGACACGATGCTCGAACCTGTCTTCGCTATCTTGCCTGCCGCGAGGAACGCCGCGAGGCCCGCGGCGACGTACTTCAACTGACCGCCGAACGGCGCGAGGAACGTGAGTATCTTCCCGAGCCAAGTGACGAGGGCGGTGAGCGTGGGGATGAGCGACTCGGCAATCGCCATCTGGAGGCCGAGGTAGGCGAGCTTCATCTCGCCCTGCGCTTTCGCCATGTCCTTGTACGTCTGGAGTTTCTTGTCGTCCCAGACGAGGCCAAGCTTCTCCAGCGACTTGTTGACGGCGGCGATGTCTTCGGGAGCCTGCTTCGTCCACCCCAACATCTCGGTGCCCGAACGACCGAACAACTTGAGCGTCGTCGCGGTGCGCTGCGTCTTGTCGTCCATCATGGACATGGCGTCGCGCGCCTTCATCATCACCTGCGCCGCGCTCAGGTTCTTGAGGTCGTCCATGCTGATGCCGAGTTGCTCGAAGGAGGCGATGGCGTCCTCGTTGCCCGACTTCGCGGCGACGATGTTCTTGGAGAGGAACTTCACGGCGGTCATGCCCGTGCTGGCCTCGATGCCGTACCGCTTCCACTGACCGACGAGGCGCGACGCGTCCTCGGTGCTGATGTTCATGAGCGCGGTGAGCTTGTTGACCGCCCCGCCGTAGTCCTTGTAGACGCCGACCGATTTCGTGGCGATGGCGGTGATGGCGGTGAGGCCCGCTGCGGCGGCGACCTGTCCCGTCTTGTACGCCTTGCCCAGCTTGCCCGCGTCCTTGCCCGCCGTCGACATGGCGGTGCGGAAGCTGCCCGTGTCGGCGGTGAGCTTGACGACCAATGTACTGATGACGCTCATGCCTGCACCTCAATGCGCGTCAGACGCGTTCTAACGCGCGTGGACGCGACGCGCGCCTGTCCTGCGACACACCCCTTCACTTCGCGTCTTTCTTGCGGAACAACGATGCCAGCATCTTCATCTTGGCCGCGTTGTTCACCGCTGTCTCGGCGCGTTGCTCGTCGAGGTCGCGGAACGTCAACGCGCATTCCTCCGGCGTGAACGGGTCGCGCTTCTTCTTCTCGTCCCTGAAGACGTTGGCGATGGTGGCGGCGATGCCTCCCGCCCGAAGGTCGGCTCGACGGTCGCCGATGGGTTCCACCTGACGGTCGAACACCACCCACGCCGCGAACTCCCTCGCGCTCATGCGGTCAAGCATCTCCTCCACCGTCATGCCGCCGAGGGCCAGAGCTAGTCGGTGAGCGAACCTCCGCTCTGGCCGTCTGAGTTTCCCTCAAGCTCGGCGAGGTCGGCGTCCGTCATGCCCGACAGGTGCCTGATGGTGTCGAACAGCCGTTCCAACGCGAGGGCGGACTTCTTGCCCAACCCGTTCACGTCGTTCTCGGTGAAGACGGGCTGCCCCGCCTCGTCACAGACGCCCAACGCAACAAGGCGAGCGCGCACGTTGCGCGCGTTCACCTTACGCTCGCCGTTCTTGTCGACCGACACGATGCTCGACTCGAAGGCGTCACGCTCACGAGCCGTGAGGCCGCGCACGTACACGCAGCCGCCCCATTCGGGCATCTCGACCTTCTGGGGGTGGATGTCAGGCGCGGCGAGAATGTCGTCGCGCCCGAGCACCCGACTCTTCGGGTTTGCCATCAGGAACCGCTCCCTCCCTCGGATTCCACGATGTCGCCGCAGATGCCGAGGACGATGTTCGCCCTGAGGATGCCGTTCACCGGAGCCTCGGGCTGGAAGTCCTCGACGATGGCGGCGAAGGTGTAGGTCGTCTCGGCGTCGTCGGGCAGGACGCACTGGAAGTTGTTCTGCTCGCCCGAATCCGCGAACGACTTGAGGCCCGTCGCGCTGTCGTGCGTCGCGTCGGCGGGGTCCCAGTTGATGGGGAACTCGACCGTCGCGTCCTTCTGGAGCGTGACCTTGTAGTCGCGCTTCCGACCGGGGGTCGTCTGCACGGTCACGTCTTCCTTCTCGTTGCCGAAGTTCGGCAACGTGATGTCGCCCACCTCGGCGACCGTGGTGAAGACCTCGGGGGTGGCCCCGTCACCAATCTTCAGCAGGGTGCCGTGTGAGGCGATTGCCTGCGTAGCCATCAGCTACCTCCCATTCGCTTGCACTCGCCTACGTGGGCGAGCATCGCTTCCTCGTCGAGCGTGGAGAAGGAACAGGCCGCGCACTCGTACATGATGCGCCCGTGCCACCTCGCGTCTTTCCTGTAGGGCAGGATGATGCGCGGCGGCGGGGGCGGCGGCGTCTCGTCCTTCTTCTTCGTCGTGCGCGTGCGCTTCGGCTTCACGCCCTCGGGCAGCACGAGGGTCGGCGGTGCCTCGTCGACCCCATCGACCGCTTCGGCCATCACGTCCTGCGGTTCCTCCATCACGCTACCTCCTCGGTGTAGACCTGTGCATCCAGCCTCACGCCCCGCAGGGGCACGTCGGCTTGGAAGATGTCGCCACCGCCGACGATGATAGCGGCTCGGGGGATGCTGCGAATAGCCCCCTTCAACGCGAGGGCGACTTCCTCTGCTTCGTCGGGGTCTTCCGACCACGCGACGAACTGATAGCGCGGCCATGACATCGTGCAGCCCGTGTGGGTCTCGCCGTGAGGGTGGTCGACGCGGAAGTAGGTCACGCAGGGGAACCCCGACTTGGGCGGACGATTGGCCGGGTAGACGCGCTCCTCGACCAGCGCGGCGAGGTCGCCATGCTCGGTGAGGGCGGTGAAGATGTCATCGAGGACGGTCACGCGTTGCCTCCTTCCCTCACCTCGTTCGACGTGCGCAACCGCGCGAGACGCTTCTGCAGCGAGTACGACACGACGGCGCGGGCCTTGTCTACGTTCTCGTCGAACGCTGGCCTGAGCCACGGTCGCGCGCCCATGCGCGACGTGCCGAACTCGTGGTAGGTGCCGTACTCGACGGGCGTGCCGATGTCGATGCTCGCCTGCGTCTTCCCGCCGCCCTGACCGCCCGTGGTGTACTCGGGAGGCCACGACTGAACCGAGTTCATCAGGTTGCCCGTGTCGATGATGTCCTTGTCTCGGATGTTCTGCACCGCCGCGTCGACGATGACCTGAGCGCCGAGTTGCAAGCCCTCGACCACGGCCTTGAAGGCGTCGTCGCCCGCGCGTTCGAGCTTGCGGCGCAGTTCGCTGACGCCGACCACCTGAGAGCGTATCGCTGTGCCCGTCTTCGGCATCAGGCTTCCACCTTGTTGAGCGGCACGACGACGCCCGAGGGACCGCGCGCAGGCTCGCCCGCGACATCCCACTCTTCCTCGGGACTGAGCGCGACGCCGAAGCGGTGGGTGAGCTTCACGCGGTCGGTGGCGGTGACTGCCGTGCCGAGCGGGAGGCGCAGGGAGGCGTCGCTGAAGACGGGCGAGCCGTCAGGACGCTCGGCGACCTTGCTGCCCTTGGGCGAGAACCCGCAGGCGACGCCCGCGCCGTAGCTGAAGCTCGCGCTGACGTGGCCCGAGGTCGACTGAGATTCCGTCTTGGTGCCGAGCTGACAGGTGTCCATCATGTGGTCGGACTGCGCGGCCTGCATCCTTGCCAACTCGTCCGAGGTGAACGCTTTGCTCATCCGCGCGCCTCCTCGTCAAATCGCGCCACCGCGCGGTGGAACGACGGTGGCGCGCTGGGCGTGCGTCAACGTGTGTCCATATTGCGCGTGTCGTGGCCGTCGACCACCGTCGAAACCGTGCGCCGCCTTCCGAGACAACGGACGCGAACACGGGTTCGCTTTCATGGAACCGATACAGCGTGCATAGGTCATCTCAGGACCCCGAGCCGATGTCCTCGGTCGACGTGCCCTCGTCGTCTTCCTCGTCGACGCGCAGCACGTAGGGACGACTCGACTGGAGCGCAACGCTCGTGATAGCGCGACGCGAGCGGTAGCGGCTCGACAGCCGAGACCAGTGCTCGAACTCCTGCGAGCGGGTGTAGCTCCCCCCGTCCGCGCTGAAGTCGAAGTTGCCCGAGAGGGCAGCGGCCTTCTCCTCGCAGATGTCCGACGCGGCGAGGTACGTGTCGTAGGTCGGCGTCCAGAGGTTGTCGTCAGGCTCGTAGCCGTCCTCGTCCATGAGCGGGTGCCGCTCGATGTACTCGGCCACCACCTCGTCGGTGTAGGTCGTGTCTCCCGCCTCGATGGAGCAGAGCCGCTTGACGCGGGCGACCTGTTCATCCGATGCGCTCATGCCTCACCTCCTCGCTCGACGCGCCGACCAGAGGCGACCGTCGACGCGCGCCTCCTCCCACAGCCCGCTCGGCAGAATCACCTCGTCGATGAGTCGCTTCACGCCGTACTTCGGGCTGTAGTCGTGCATCGCCAGCCAACCGCCGACAGGGACGAACCCGTGCCACGCGTCGTAGTCGCGCTTCGCGTACTTGTACCTGTGGTCGGCGTCGATGAACAGGAGGCCGATGGGCTTGCGACGACGTTTCGCCGCCCTCGTCGACTCCATCTTGACAGGGTGGATGAGGTCGGTGACACCCATCTGGGCCGTCTGCCAACAGAACAACTCCCACGTCTTCGCGTCGTGGTAGTGGTCATACGTCGTGTAGCCCGCGGTGCGTTTGTCTGCGCCGAGTTCCCACAGGTCGACGGCGAAGACAGGTTGCCCGCCACCGGAGCGCGAGCCGCAGGCGAGGTAACACGTCGACTTGCCGCGATGCGAGCCGATTTCGACGATGGGGCTGTTGGCGATGGACGCGAGCCACGCGAGGCGTTGGCCCTCGATGGGCCAGATGCCGCTCGTCGAGTCCTTGTCACCCGACAGAAGGGCCTGAAGCTCGTTGTCCTCGGGCAGTATCAGGAGGCCGTGCGCCACCCTCGCCTCCTCATGGGCGGGGCTTGTGCGGCGCGCGTGCGACAGAACTCCACGATGCCGTCAGCGGCCTGCTGTGCCGCCGTGCCGTCGTGGATGGGGTACAGCGCATCGGTCGCAGCGCGTCGCCTGTCCTTGTACTCGGGCGGGTCTTCCCACGCCTCCCACACGGCGTCGACCAACTGCGACGGTTCCTCGACCTGAGGGCCGATGTCGCTGTACAGCCAGAACCGCAGGCCGTAGTCGACCGTGCGCCTGAACCACGGCGCGTTGAGGACGACGACGGGGCGGTCGAGAGAGGCGAACTCGTACAACGTGCTTGAGGCGTCGTTCATGTACACGTCTGCGCGCTCGAGCACGTCGTCGAACTCGGGCACCCACTCGACGCCTGCGCGCTCGTACACCTTGACGAGTTCGCGCGCAATCTTCGGGTGCCCGTGACCGAGGACGGTGAACTCCTCGGTGAGCAGGTTGAGGTCATCCTTGTAATGGTCGAGGGCGGTG